AAGATTTAAAGAGGGTAGAATCAGTAGGACATAGTTGGAATGGTGAAATAGAAAAGTATAAAATTATAAATAGGATGCCAGAATGGATGAGGCCTACGGGAGACTTTGGAATAGGGTTACATTCAATTTTTATGATTACCGATGAAGTTGAAATTGAGACAAAAGCAGAAGATAGTGAAGCATATAATTTCACATTTGTTTCGAGTAAAAACAATGGCTATATAAGTACTAAAATTAATAAAAATAGGAAAAGGAATGGCACAAAAATAAGTTTTAAATTCAAAAGTAAATTTATTGAAGAATTTGAATCTACGATAGACAGTGCTGTTCATGATGAATTAAAAGATATAGATAGAAATTTGGATTTAGTTGATAATAAGTATAAATCTAAGAGAAATAAAAAAAGAATGTGTGCGCTATTGAACAGTTATTTAAATAATATTGATTGGATAAAGATTGAAAAATGTGGCATTTTAACTGAAGAAGGTTATGTACCTGATAAAATGTTTAATAATGAAGAAATTAATGTTTTTACCACAAATAGCAAAGATGGAGATTTAGAAATAAGTGTTAAGCTTGATAACCATGAAGGTTTATCAGCATATGTTAAAGATAATAAAACGTATTCGGAAATAAATTTTCATTTTATTAGACTAACTCCATATGATAATAGAAGTAAATCATATAAATTTACTAGAATGTCAAATACTTCGGGATATGGGCTGTTTTCAGACAAATCTGAAATATATTTTAAAGACATATTTTGCACAAAGGTATCAGAAATTCATGTATTTAAAACTAAGGTAAATATTGTAGAAGGTAAAGCTAAAGAGCTTTTAAGTATAAATAGAAATAGAATTAAGAATAGATCTATTCTTAATAAATATATTAATAGAATAAACGATTATATATTAAAGAAAGTAATATTTTGCATGTGGAAGCATGTCACTGATATAGAAGCTGAATTTAAATTTAATGATCAAAATAGTATGGATATGGTTATATTAACGTTATATTATAATAAATATTATGATAAATCTAATTTTGAGATCATAAAAAATAACGTAGTTTTCAATAAATGGGGGATTAGAGAGTCATATAAAATTAATAAAGATGGTATTTGGGAAGAAAACATTACATTAAAGGAATTAATTTCTAAGGATAAAGTCATAATAGCAGATTTCTGTAATGAAAATATTAAAGCAAAAGCTGTAGAATACAATATAGATACAATACTAGAATCAGTTGAATATATAGATATAGAACTATTAGGGTATGATACGATAGAGTTTATTGATTCTGCTTGTTATATAGCTCATAAAAATACTAATTTCAAAGGAGATTATATTAATACTATAGTTGATTATAATAATAAAAAATTGCTTAAAATTTTACTAAATGATTTATATGATAAACAACAATTGATTACAAGAATTAGAACTAAAATCAATGGATTTAAGTATAAAAATAAGGAGAATTCTAGTATTATCTATTTAGTTGACCTTGAATATCAAATATTATCTCCATTCACTAGTGACATGAAAGAAGAGATATTTAAGAAAAACATTGATCAAATAATTAATGATTTAAAGAAAAATTATAAATTTGATGAATTAATTGAATATGTATATAATAATTCATTGCACAAAGAATTTCTTCAGAATGAGAGATATAAAGAAATTATTGAAAATGCATATAAGGAATTAATATTAGATTATATTAATTATGCTTATAGTGAATATAAATATGATAATGACGATCAAGAAGCTGCAATAGATTTAAATAATATAAAAAAAAGGAATTAAATATAAATTATTGAAATTAATTAAGCATAATTAGTTAAAAAACTATAATATAAATTAAATTTCACTTTAAAGGTAGAAGATGACAAGCAATAAATCACTTGAGAATTCTATTTTTCTCAATTAAAGATATAAAAGTCATTTCTCAACTGTTGTATCATTTTATACAGAATATTTACGAACATATGTTTGCACAAAAGCGAATATTATTGTAAAATGGTATTAACATTTGTAGGGAGATGAAGCTATGGAAACAAAAGTAAGTGAATTGTTGTTGAAAGGATTAAAAATTAATTTTAGTTATAAGGAACTACAAGAGCTATTGAACCGAATTTCTATAGTAAAAAATGAATATGTATCTTTATGTAATAAAAAAAATCAGGATGAACTTTAATCATCTTGATTTTTTTTATTTTGAGCTAATGTTATTTTAGCTGCCAAAATTAAATTAGGTAGATCTTTTTCTTCAATTTTATATCCATCTTTCTCAAGCTCTTTAATAAGTTTTAGACCGACTTGCTCTGCTAAATTGCCCGTTGGCTCTACGCTTGAAGTGATGATATCATTTCTACCTAGAAGGTAATCAGTAGAAACATTAAGAACATTGGCTAATTTAGAAATGATTTCACCTTTGGGTTCTCTTTTTCCGTTCTCGTATCTAGACAAAGTTGCCTCAGTAATTCCGGCTAACTCAGCAAGTTCTTTTTGCTTTAAATTTCTTTCTTCTCGAAGAATTTGTATCTTTTCACCAATAGTTTTCATAGTATTACCTCCAATATAACTTACCATTATTATAAATCAAATGAAATCAAGTTAAAAAAAACTTACCAAATTTACAAATTATATATTGACACTTACCAAATGGTAATGTATTATTAAATTACCGAATGGTAAGGAGGTGATTACAATTAAAGCTAATTTACTAAAAGGAAAAAGAGCCTTAAATGGTTTAACACAAAAGAATATAGCTGAGATGATAGGCGTATCTGAGAAAACTTATAACCATAAGGAAGCTGGGAAAATTAAATTTAAAGTTGATGAAATAATATTACTAAGTTCGGTGTTTAATTTAAATATAAGTGAGATTAACAAAATTTTTTTTAATAACAAGTTACCAAATGTATAAGTTAATGGATATCTAAATTATAATTTACCAATAATATAAAAACAATTGACATTCATTCACTAAAGAAAAGAAAAATAAGCAATTTCAATACTTACAAAAAGAGAAATTATGGAAGAGGACTAAGTTAAAGAAAAGTAGAGAAAGGAGAATAAATGAATAGCAAAGCAATAAACAAGAATGACACGATTTATAGACAAGCAAGAAAAAGAGCAGCAGAATTCAATGAAAAATTTAAAAGCATTGAGGGCGCTAGTGAAGCAATAGGAGTTAGTAAGGATCAACTATCTAATTATGAGTTAGGTTTATATAAACAGTTGCCAGTAGATTCGGTTGTAAGAATGGCAGATGCTTATAATGCACCAGAATTAATGAATTATTATTGCTGCAATGAATGTGTGATAGGGAAACTTACGATGTCACCAGTTGAGATTTGTAGTATTGAAAGATTAACTATTCAGATACTAGCAGTTTTAAATGGTACAAGCATAAACAAAATAAAAGAATCGCTAATTGATATAACTGCAGATGGAAAGATTACAAAAGACGAGCTTCCAAGGTTACAAGAAATAATAAATACATTAGATGAAATTTCAGCTAAATCACAGTCTTTAAAATTGTGGGCTGAGAAATATTTAATAAATTGTTGTAGGAGTGATGTTTAATGAAAGCAGTTTGGCATTTTAATAATGAAGAACATGAGAAAGAAATTAAGGGGAAATTATTGGACATGCTTGTTGAGGATGCAATAAATATTTATCCTATCGAGCAAATTGATGCAATGATCAGATTTGGAAAGGAAGGAAAATTAAATTTAAAGTGATGGGGAGTGAAAGAATGTTTTATTTATTCTTAGATGTACTAAGATCACAAACTACAAAAGAAGAATTTACTGAAATAGTTACTATGACAGATGATGATATTAAATTTAATAGAGTTTATTTTGGAAAGACAACTAACTTAAAACAATATATTAGAATTTGTACTTTATGCACTAAGGCGTTTTCAAGAACAGTAACAAAGAGTATGAAGGAAATCTTAGATTCACTAGATAGAATAGTTGATGCAACTTTTGAAAGAAGTGATAAAGGAACCTATAAATCATTGGGAGAGATATTATCAGAAGAAGTTAAAAAAGCAAGAAATCAGGAGGGGAATTATGCAAAGCATATTAATTAAAAAGTTAATAATTAAGAATTTTAAAGGCGTAAAAGCGTTGGAAGTTGACTTTGGAAATATAACCAATATTTTAGGTGGAAATGCCACAGGAAAGACAACAATATTTGATAGCTTTTGTTGGTTGTTATTTGGAAAGGATAGTAAGGATAGAAAAGACTTTGAGATAAAAACATTAGATTCTAATGGACAAGCGATACATGGCTTAGAACATAGTGTGACTGGAATCTTAGAAGTAAATGGAGAAGAAATAGAACTTCAAAGAATACTAATGGAAAAATGGACAAAGAAAAAAGGACTTGCAGATAAAGTTTTTTCAGGTCACGAAACAACTTACTATATCAATCAAGTCCCTGCCAAACAAAAAGAATATAACGAAAAGGTAGATTATATCTTGCCGGATACAACCTTTAAGTTAATTTCTAATCCACTTTATTTTAACAGCATAGAGTGGAAAAAGCAAAGGGAAATATTATTAGAAATCATCGGAGATATAGAGCAAAGCAACGTAATTAACTACAAAAAAGAATTAAAACCATTAGAGCAGTTATTATCAAATAATACACAGCTTGAGGACTTCAGAAAGAAAGTAAAAGCTCAAATATCTAAATATAACAAGGATAAAGAATCAATTCCTTTTAGAATTGATGAATGCAATAACTCAATAGTAGAAGATGATTTTAAAATTTTAGAATCTAGAAGAACAACAATTCAAGGAGGAATAAATGCTTTAGCTAAACAAATAGCAGCAGGTGATAATAGCACTGAAAGAATGAAATTAGAAAAGGAACTAGCGGACTTGAAGCTTGAATATAGCACTAAATTTACAAAAGCTAAAGAAAACGTAAATGAACCGCTAGATGAATTAAATATAAAGATATCAGATAAAAAGTATGAAATAAGTGATCTTGAACATAAGATTCAAATTTTAAATAGAGATAAGGTAGATGTTGAAGAAGCAATAAAAAATGCTGATTCAGCTATTATAAAACATAAAGAGAAACAGCAATCTTTGAGAGAAGAGTGGAAGCAAGAGTTTAGTACAATATTTGAATTTGATGAAGATGAGAAGTTTTGTCCAACTTGCCATAGAGAATATGAAAGTGAACAGATAGAAGATATTAAGGATAATGCAGAGAGATACTTTGATGAGATAAAGACAAAGAAGCTTAATTCAATAAACAAACAAGGTAAAGAACTCGGAGAAAAGATAAAAGAACTTGAAGCTTTAACTGAAGATAATAATTTAAAAATAGCAAATTATACAGAAAAGCTAGATGAATATAGCTTAAATATAACTCAACTTAAAACTGAATTAGAACAGCTAGAGATTCAGAAACAAAGCCTAAATACTGATAAGACAATAACATTTGAGGGTGAACAAGAATTGGTCCAAGCCATAAATGAATTAAAAAGTAGGATTGAAGAATTTAAATTAACTGATACTACAGAACTTACAAACAGAAAATTAAACCTAGAAAAAGAACTGGAGAATATAAATAAAAGGCTTGGACAGATAGAAATTAATGAAACTCTTAGAAATAGAATTCAAGAGCTCCAGGAGGAAGAAAGAAATATAGCAAATGAAATTGCAAAACTAGAAGGATATGACTTCTTATGTGAAGAGTTCATAAGAACAAAGGTTGAACTACTAGAGGAGAGAATAAATTCTAAATTTAAAACAGTAAGATTTAAATTATTTGAACAACAAATAAATGGAGGACTCAATGAATGCTGTGAAGCTTTAATCGATGGAGTGCCATTCTCAAATGCTAATACAGCAAGTCAGATAAACGCGGGAATAGAGATTATAAATACACTATCAGAATTTTATGGAGTAACTGCTCCGATATTTATTGACAATAGAGAAAGTGTTAATGAGATAGTTCCAACAGAGAGCCAATTAATTAACTTAATAGTAAGCAAAGATAAGAAATTAAAAATAGAGAATGAAAAAGAGCAGGAAGTTGCTTAATGAACTCGATTGAAAAATCAAAAATCTTTATTAAATATGGAGCGTGAATAAAAATGAATGATAGATTATTAGCAATATTAGATTATTTATCTGACTTTAATACAGAAAAGTCTAAGTGTATGACTACACCTGAGGAAAGAAAAAAGCAGAAAGAAAAAGCTGCAGAGATTTACAAGATTCTAGTAAATGAAATAGTAGATTTGTTCGTAGATTCAAGAGTTATAGAGGAAACTACAAAAGCCAATGAGGATAACAAAATGAAGGAAAATAGTTTTGAAGAATTTTTTAAAGCATTTTCAGATAATCCAGGTATAAAGGTAACAATTGTACATGATCTTATAAAACCTAAATGGGCACTCCAAGAAGTTAGTATGAGTGATGTTATGTATGCACTAGGCTATAACCTTGATTCTCAAGATATAAATAAAGTATTGAAAGAAGCAAGAGTTTATATAAAGGAGGAAAAGTAATGGCTGAAACAGGATTAGTTTTAAGTAAAGAAGATGCATTTAATAATGTTATGGCTAAGATAGCCGCACTAGAAAAAAATAATGGTATTAAGTTACCTAAGAATTATTCAGCAGAAAATGCAATTAATTCAGCCTGGTTGATGCTTCAGGAAGTAGTAGATAAAGAGAAAAAGCAGGCACTTGAAGTATGCACAAAAACTTCGATAGTTGAAGCTTTATACAACATGGTATTGCAAGGATTAAGCCCTTCCAAAAGACAATGTTATTTTATAGTACACGGAAGCAAATTAACTCTTATGAAAAGCTATATGGGAAGTATAGTTGCAACAAAAAGATTAAGTGGAATAAAAGATGTAAAAGCCTTTGTGATATATGAAGGTGATGTATTTGAAACAGTATTCAATAATGAAACATATACTATTGAATTTAACTATCAGCCAAAGTTTGAAAATATAAATTCAAATAAGATAAAAGGTGCATTTGCATTAATAATAGGTGATGATAATAAGTTACTGCATACGGAGATAATGACAATAGATCAAATAAGAAAGTCATGGGGGATGGGTATAGCTTATAAAAGTGGAAAATCAAATACACATAATGACTTTGGAGAAGAGATGGCAAAGAAGAGCGTTATAAATAGGGCTTGTAAGAGATTTTATAATACCTCAGATGATAGTGATGTATTAATAGAAAGCTTAAATAACACAGATGAAGATTATGATGAAGCAGATATTATTGAAAATGCTAAAGAACAGGTACATGAAGAAATTAAAGCTAATGCAAACCAAGAAGTAATAGATGTAGATCCAAAGCAAGTAACAGAAATTGATAATAACAATAACGAAAATCCAATTCAAAAAGATTTAAATAATAAGAAAACTGAAAAAGCAGAACAGCAAATGATGTGTGAATTTTAATGATTAAAGTATTAGCATCAGGAAGTACAGGAAACTCTTATATCATTCAGGCAGAAGAAGAAATTCTTTTGCTTGAATGCGGAATAAATTTCAAAGAAATTAAACAAGGATTGGATTTTGATTTAAGTAAAGTAAAAGGTTGCTTGATTACACATGAGCATAAAGATCACTCAAAAGCTATAAAGGATGTGCTGGCTGCTGGAATAGATATTTATATGAGTAAAGGTACAGCAGCAGGTATTAATTTAGAGGATGAGAGATATAGCTATAGGTTCAATTATTTAAGGCATAAAATACCTAAACATATAGGAGGTTTTACTATAATTCCATTTAGTGTAGAGCATGATGTAAATGAGCCGCTAGGATTTTTAATATATCATCCTAAAATAGGTAAGATTGTTTTTGCAACAGATACGTATTATTTAAAACCAGTATTTAAGAATGTAAATCATATTTTAATAGAATGTAATTATTCAGAAGATATATTGCCTCAATTGCCTGCGTGGAGGGCTAGAACTATTAAAAGCCATATGAGCTTAGAGACATTAAAAGAAACGCTAAAATCGTGGGAATTAGGCAATACAAAAGATATAACACTAATTCATATAAGCAACGATAATGGAGATCCTGAAAGATTCAAAGAAGAAATAGAGAATTTCACAGGAATTAAAACATATGTAGCAGAACCAGGATTAATAATTAATTAAAAGGAATAAATAAAGGCGGGTGGGCTTATGGCAAGACCAGTAAAAGAAGGCTTATCTTACTTTCCTTTTGATGTAGATTTTTTCTCAGATAGAAAAATTAAAATATTAAAATCAAGGTACGGAGCAGACGGGATTACATTATATATGTATCTCTTATGCGAAGTATATAAAAGTAACGGATACTATTTAGAAACTGATGATGATTTTTTATATATCATATCAGACGATCTTAACATGAGTTATGAGAAGATTAGGCAGATTATGAACTTCTTACTTGAACGGTCACTGTTTGACGATACACTTTTCAAGTCGGACAAGGTCTTAACCTCCATCGGAATACAACGCAGATTTCAAGAAGCTATTAAATCTAGAGCTTCTAAAAGGACTGTGGAAATCACAAAGTTTTGGCTTTTAGAAAAAAATGAGACTCAAAGCTTTATTAAAGTGAACCCAAATCCAAATAAATCTGAGAATAACTCGAATAAATCCGAGAATAACCCAAGTAAATCTGAGATTAATGACACAAAGAAAAGTAAAGTAAATAAAAATAAAGTAAAAGAAAGTAAAGTAGATAATAATATATTCTTCGTTTATGAGAATTGTGGTTTTGGTACTATTAATAATTTTACAAAAGAACAACTAGAAGTATTGGTAAATGATTTTAGTTTTGAGTGGACTAAAGAAGCTCTTGAAATAGCAACTACTAATGGAGCTAGAAATTTAAAATATGTTCAACGTGTTTTAGAGAATTGGAGAGATAAAGGAAAAAACTATATTCCTACTTACAGTAAAGATAACGTCAAGGTTTTAAAGTTTAACAACTTTGAGCCTAGGGAATATGACTATGACAAATTAGAGAAAAGGTTATTGGGGTGGGATGATGATTGATAAAAATAATATTATTCTAGGTCAAGTAAGTATATTCGATTTAGAATTTGTAAAGCCCCAAAAACCTAGGGAAAAGTTAAAGCCAGTATCTATAATCAAATCTAAGGGAAATGACAATAAGTTTACTGAGATTATTAACTTATACAGCTCTGCTGCAGCGAGAATAGTTAAACAAGTATGTGGAGTCTTGCTAGTAGAACTTGAGGATAAGACATTATATTTTAATCCAGATGGAGTACAGGAACTAGAGCTGAAGAAAGATATGGAGTTAATGCCGGCAGATGAAATTCTGGTTGTAAATCAGGATAGAGATCTTAATTTTATACAGCTTAAAAAGTTGGAGGACATGCGTGTAAATCAATATATTAAGCGTAAAGGTGATGCCAATATAATAATAACATTTCCTGGGAAAACAATTGTTATAAATCAACGTGGTTGGGTATTGGAATATCACCAGAAACCTAGATATCACAATAATGAACTATTTATCACAGAAATGGCTAAGAAAAGCACAGATTTGGCTAACAATGTTACGGAAATAGATAGAAATATTACAAAAAGTGTGAACGAAGATACTGAATTTAAGAACGATGAAAATGAATTAGGAAATCTACAGGTTGGTGATAAAGTTGAATTTAATTATGATGGTCCTCAGGTAGGTAATATAACTAGCATTTACAACAATGGGGAAACGGTAAATATAGTTTGGAACCATAAACATACAGGCTTTTATTACAAGTGTGTTAAGAAAATATCTTAGAAATGGGAGTGTGATATATTATGACACCACAAGAATGGAGAGATAAAACAGTGAGAGATATTGAGTTAAAAAGAAAAAAGAGATTAGAAGGGCAAAAGCAAGCTAAAAATTTTAGTTTTGAAAGTATGATGAGAGTTCAAAGGAGGCTGAATAAATAATGAATAATGAATTAGAAATGCATAAAATTTTTGAGAAGTATTATGAATTATCGAGTATTGAGTGGAGAAAAACAATTGTTGGATATGAGCCACTTGATAAAAGTATAGAGCTTCCAAGTGGAGCAGATAGGAAAACTGCTATTAAAATTTCGTTTAAGAATAAAGATTGGATAAGAGTTTATAGGATAGGAAATAAAGTTGAGTGGTACTAAGCAAAGGAGAATTTTATGGCTATTACAAAGTATAAATCAAGGAAAGTAACAGTGGATGGATATACATTTGACTCAATAGATGAGAGTAAATATTATCAGGCATTACTAATGAGAAGAGCTAAAGATGAGATTCTAAATTTTGAGATGCAACCTAAGTTTGTATTGATACCTGGTTTTAAGAAACAAGGAAAGACTTTTAAGGCTATGACTTATACACCAGATTTTTTAATATACCACATCGATGGATCAGAAGAGTTAATAGATATTAAGGGATTTTCAACGCAGCAGGGAGAATTAAGGTACAAGCTATTTAATTATTTCTATAAAGACACGAAATTAACCTGGCTAGCAAGAAATCTAAAGTATGGTGATAAATATGGTTTTGTTGATTACTTTGAATTAAAAAAGATTAGAGCAAAAAATAAGAAATCTAAGGAGGCTTAGAAAATGTTTAAAATATCGATAATTGATCAAGAGTCAGGAGAATTGGTAGAAGATATTAATGCATCAGAATATAACATTCAATGGACACATCACGAGGATGCAGGTAGAATACATCATTCAATAGCATTAAACAACGCAAAGTATGGAGAGAAATGCTGGATAAAGAATTATGCTTATGCACCTATAGCAAGAAGGTTAGTTTCTAAATTTGAAGAGTTAGAAGGGGTAATAGTTGAGGAAATACTTTTCATTGAAGATATGGAATGGGAACCGGGAGGAGCTAAATATAACTGGAAAGCAAGAATTAAAAGAGCAAATAAAGATCTTACTGAATACTTGGGATATAAATATATTATAGAGACCAGAAACTACTATACATCTCATATGGATATAGAAAGACTGATACTGCTAATTTATCATGAGTTACTTCACATTGATATTTCAGATGATAGCATAAGAAAACACAATATTGAGGATTGGAGCAATATAGTTGCAACTTTTGGTAAAGAGTGGTCTGATACAAAATCAACATTAAAAAACATATTGGACGATGATTTTGAAGAATGGGAAAAGTTATTAAGAACTGAGAAACAAATTAGCTTATTTGATAATTTAGGAGTAATTGATTTTAAGTCCATAGCAAGATAGATTTTATGAGTTGATTGTATAGTTATCTAAGTAGCTGTACAAGTCAACTCAGTATGACATAGAAAGGAGAAAGAATATGGGGAATTATGAAGCTATAGCTTATGCGGTGGTTGCATTATTTGAATTGCAAAGTGAGGGGAAAGAAGTAACACCACTAAAACTTAAAGCAAGAATGTTATCACTTATGGATATGAATACAGAATCTATGATTTATAAAAAGGCACAAGAAAAAGGACTAATATAGGATTTGCAAATACTTAGTGATAAATAAAAAAAGAGAGCTTTCGCTCCCACAACCTAAACTCATTATATTTGATTTTGACGATAATATCAATAATATTCAAGGAGGGCGAAAGCTATGGATAAAGAGTTATTTAAGAAAACAGAAGGTAGATTATACAGGTATTTTAAATATAAAAGGGAAATTTACAGTTTAAGGAAAAGAGTGGAAGTACTAGAAAATCAAATAAAAGATATAGATGATAGTATACGAAATGTTCATAAGTATATTAATGTGGATCCATATCAAAATGGAGTAGAAATATTGGAGAAAGTTCAAACAAGCAGAAATTGTGCAAGTTATATGGAAATTGAAATGGAAAAAGAGATTACTAAACTTGAAAAAGAGCAAAGTAATAAGATAAAGAGTATGCATAAATTTGAGGTTAGAATAAGAGATATGGAATTTTATGTAAGAAATATGGGAATTTATATAGAAATGCTTAGTGAAGAAGACAAAAAATTTATAGAATATAAATATGGAAAAGGCAAAAAAGTTTCATATATTGCAATGGAACTTAGTGTAGCTATTGCAACAATATATAGAAAGCAAGAGGAATTGGTTCGGAATATTGCATGTTATATAAAGCTGACAAGATGATTAGTATAGAGTATTTATAGAGAAAACATGTTTTATGTTGTATAATTAAGAATAATATGGAATATAAGGAGAGAAAAGCATGCATTTTAAAGATGACAAGGAAAGATTAAAATATAATAACGAGGGATTTAAGCTTAAAAATGATTATTTTTCATTTAAGAATAATAAAATGGGTTGTTTGTACGAAAGTTGTACAGGCAAAGCGGTAAATTCACATTCTATATCTAAAAAAAGTTCTTTAATTAGTATATGTGAGAATAATGAAGTATTAGCTTGTAAGTCAATAAGAAATAAGGAAGAATTAACATTTGATTTTAAAAGAGTTGGAATTAATGAGGCAACTACATTTAAAGGATTTTGTGGAGAACATGAGAAATTATTTGAAAAGTTAGATAAGGAAAAGATTGGAGACTTAAAAGACCTTTTACTTCAGGTATATAGGTGTATAGGTTTTGCCTGTTATAATGAAGGTATAATGAGGGCATTAGAAAAACAACAAAAAGAGCGTTTGAAGAATTACTATAATATTGATAAATTAGAAAATAGAAATAGTGATTTACAGAAATTCTTAAATGAAACTATAGAACAAGCTAGTGCAAATAAGGTGTCAGGATTCCATAGATTAAGAAAAGTGATGGCAAAATATATGGAATTGGTTAATAGCTTGAGTGATTTGGACAACAGGAAAATAGCAGATATTGATAGATTTGAAAATGAATCCATCAATCATATTATAAGATTTAAAAGAGTAAGAGAACAAATTCCAGTGGCATTACTAAATAATTTTAGTTATTTTTATGGTGAAAGAAATTGTGATATATTTTTCATAGCTATACCTTATGAAAATTGTACTGATATTATCATGGTTATAGAGAGAGATCCTGGAATAAATTGCGAGGAATACTGGGAATATAGCACGGAAAGTGATATAAGAACATTAAATTTAGTAGAAACAATTATGATGATGTCTGAATTTTGGTTTATAAAACCTAGTGTTATAAATTCTATGAGTAAAGAACGCCAAGAAATTATAAAGAATGACATTTGGTTTGCTTCAGAAAGAAAACACTTCGAGCCTTATGACATGTCTATATTTGACGAAGTCAGAAAAAAGTTGATTAGTGAATGTGATGATAGGACTATATCAATGGAATTAGATAAAATAAATAACATTCCTTATAGGGAGAACTTGGAATTCAGAAAAGAGAAGATGCATAAAGAAATGAATAGGCAATATACCCAAATAATGGCGAAAGGAAGGTAAAATTAACTAATAATAATCAAATGAGAAGAATTTGAGAAATATAGATAAAGATAAAGACTATAATAGTAAGTATAGAACATTCTGATCGGATACTATGGTACTACAATCTTATGGAGATACAAGTTCCTTTCATAGATATTGTCTTGCAGATTATTATAATATGGAGGAATATTGATGTTTCGAAAAAAAGAAAAATCTGAAGTAGATAATTTAACAGAAATGATTTCAAAATTTGTTTTGACTTTAAGTGGTGTTGCATTATTAATTTTGTTTGGATTTAGAATTGGACCCTATGGTGAACAGCTAAAAATCAATGATATGTTAGGATATACAGCTTCATTTGGGGGAGCAATATTAAGTTCAATGACATCATTAATCATATTATATGTAACATTCAAACAGACGAGAAAAATTCAAGAAGAAAATCAAAGACAAACTTTTATTAGTAACACTAATGAGAAAATCAAAGATCATAGAGAAATATTAGAGAAAGTTAATGATAACTTAAAATCAATTAAGACAATACGTTTTAATTGCATGGCAGACTCTCAAAAGGCGCTTAATTATACTACTAATTATGAAAAGATTTATCAAGAATTTATTGGGATATCAGATATGTATTTAAGTGAAGATATAGTTGAGAAATCTCACTGGATTTTGAATTATTATAATGATGCATTTGCTAGAAGAACTGATATATTAAAAAAAGTCGCAAGTAACATTCATTATGATTATGCTAATGAACTCAAGGATTTTATATATTTAGTAGATCAGATAATTTTAGGATTAGAACAATTCTCAAATATGTTACATAATAATATACAAAATCTATATAATGAAAAATATAATAAATTAGATTTTAACTGAGAGAGAACCTAAAAAAGGTTCTTTTTTAATACAATAAAATTGATTGTAAAGTTTATATTAATTGAAGAAGGTATAGCAAGTGAACAATAGAAAAAAATTGAAACTAAATATGAATCTTAATGATAGAGGGATGGTTATGTGTGCTAAATCTCATTCAGAATGTAATGGATGCAAAGAGTGCTGTGAACTAATGGAATTATCTTATGATCAATTTAGTAATAAAGAAATAATAGAATGTTTTACAAACGATGAAAGGAGAAGATAACATATGACAACAGTAGTTAATATGAGTCTAAGTGAAATTATTCAATATGAAAATAATCCAAGAAATAATGATGCTGCAGTAGATAAGGTTGCGGAAAGCATTAAAGAATTTGGATTTAAAGTTCCAATAATAGTGGACAAGGATAATATTATTATTGCAGGTCATACAAGATATAAAGCGGCTATAAAATTAGGATTAAAAATTGTTCCAGTAATAAAAGCCGATGATCTTACTGAACAGCAAGTTAAAGCTTTCAGGATAATGGATAATAAATCTTCAGAGTTTGCAACATGGAATTATGAAGCACTTTTAAAAGAAATGGAATCATTAAAACTTGATGACTACAACTTAGATCTTACAGGATTTGATTTAAGTGAAATGGAACAATTAGAAGATAAATATAATCCTAAAGAGATCCAGGAAGATGAGGATTTTGATATTGAAGAGCAGCTGGAGAATATAGAAGAACCTAAAAGTAAAAAGGGTGATATATGGATACTTGGTAAAAACAGATTAATGTGTGGTGATAGTACAGTAAAAGAAGATATAGAAAAATTAATAAATGGACAAAAAGCAAAGCTTGTATTTACGGATCCGCCTTACAATGTAAACTATGAAGGTGCAACAGCCGATAAACTTACTATAGAAAATGATAATATGTCACAAGATGAATTTTATGAGTTCCTTTCTAAAGTATTCAATAATTATTATGAGAATATGGAAGAAGGAGCTCCTATTTATGTTTGTCATGCAGATAGTGAAGGTGAAAACTTCAGGAGAACATTTAGAGAAGCAGGCATTAAATTAGCTCAATGTATTATTTGGGTTAAAAATGCTTTTGTTATGGGAAGACAAGATTATCAATGGAAGCATGAACCTATTCTTTATGGATGGAAGGAAGGTAAAGCACATTACTTTGTTGATGATAGGACACAAGATACAGTTTGGGAAATACCTAAACCAACTAGAAATGCTGAACATCCTACAATGAAACCTTTAGCATTATGTGCTAGGGCAATAAAAAATAGTAGTAAGCCAAATGATTTGGTTATAGATTTATTTGGTGGAAGTGGATCTACTTTAATGGCTGCTACAGAGCTAAATAGAGTATGCTACACCATGGAAGTTGATAAAAAATATGCTGATGTTATTGTTTTAAGGTATATAAACCAATATGGATCAGATGGAGTTTATTTATTGAGAGATGGTGAGAAAATACCTTATTCAGAAGTTTAATTAGTTTGATAAAAATGACTTGCAATTAATGTGTTTCAGAGTGATTAATGTACTAACGAAAGAACACGGAGGTATTGAATATGAAAGCATTATTTGGAAATAAGGTATTAAATTTAAAGGAACTAAAAGGACTAAAGAAAAAAGAAGATGAAGAAGAAATAAGAAATATAGATTATAAAGTAACAAAAGAAATTGAATTAACTGATAAAGAATATAAAGAATTTATAGAGAACTTCACTAAGGATCAACCTTGGATAACAGAAGATGATGGAGGAATAAATGAAAAAGGAGAATTTTTATGTATAAGAATTAAAAAGGCCAAGAATAAAAAAGGAATATTAGTAAATTCAGAAGGATATAAATACCCAAGATATGTTGCAATAGAGAGTTAAGATAAGCCCAATTAAAGGGCTTTTTTGTGTTTCTAAGAAAACTCCTAAGGGAGTGAAAATGTGAAAGGAAAAGATATTTTTGATGAAAAGAAGTTGGATAAAGCTAAAGAATTATCTAAACAAGGATATACTGAGGCTGAATTAGCTAAAAAACTAAATGTAAGTATTGGAACTCTAAATGAATGGAAAAACACTTATCCAGAGCTCATGAAAATTATAGAAGAGAATAATGAGTATTATGAGGATAAGGTTGAGCAGGCGTTAATTAAAAGAGCTTTAGGATATGAATATGAAGAGACTGAGATAGTGGCTAGTAAGGATGGAAAGACTTCAAGAGTAAAGAAGATTAAGAAGGAAGTTCCGCCAGATACTAATGCCATTATTTTTTGGTTAAAAAGCAGGAATCCAAAGAAATGGCGCAATTACAAAACGAACTTTAATTAGTGTCAGGTGGTGAAAATAGAACATGCCAAGGCAAAGAAGTCCGGATAGAGATAAGGCTTATGAGATTTTTAAGGAGCATGGTGGAAATATTCAAAATAGAAAGATCGCTAATATTTTAGATATTCCTGAAAAAACTATCTCAGGTTGGAAAGTTAAAGATAAATGGAATGAGAAATTGAACGGAGTACTCCAAACAAAAATACGGAGTACTCCAAAAGAAAAGAAGAAACGAGGTGCCCCGAGTGGGAGTAAAAATGCACTTGGAAATAAAGGCGGTCCTGGAGGAGCACCAGGAAATAAGAATGCAGAGAAGTTTGGTTTCTTTTCAAAGATACTTCCTGAAAGTACTTTAGAGATAATCAAGGCTATCGATGAAAAAGATCCATTAGATATCATATGGGAGAACATCCAGATTCAATATGCTGCTATATTGAATGCTCAACGTATTATGTATGTTGAAAGTAAGGATGAAATGATTAAAGAAATTAAAAAGAAAAAAGAAGCTTACTCTGACAATGGCGAAATTAATGAAATAGAATATGAATTTCAGTTTGCTTGGGATAGACAGGCTACATTTCTTAATTCACAAAGCAGAGCTATGTCTGAGTTAAGAAGTTTAATAAAACAGTATGATAAAATGCTACATAAGAATTGGGATATGGCTACTGAAGAACAGAAGCTTAGAATTAATAAGCTAAAAGCCGATATAGAAAACTCTGGGGGGAATAATAAAACTGATGAAGCTAAGTTATGGGCAAATACAATACAAGAAATAGCAGCAAAGAGACGTGATAATAATGGATAAATCATTAATAACTTTACTAGATACATATTGGGATAATCCGGTGTGGTTTGCAGAGGATATGATGAATTTTCATGCTGATAAATGGCAAAGTGAGGTACTAATGGCTTTAGCTCAAAGTCCTAAAGTTAGTGTGCGTTCTGGCCAAGGTGTAGGAAAAACTGGATTAGAGAGTATAGTTGTTACCTGGTATTTATGTACTAGGCCATTTCCTAAAGTTATTGCAACAGCACCAACTAGACAACAGCTTTATGATGTATTATGGGCTGAAATATCTAAGTGGTTAGCCAGTAGTAAAATAGAGAATCTATTAGAATGGACTAAAACTAAAATATATATGAAAGGCTATAGCGAACGTTGGTGGGCTACTGCTAAGACCGCTACTAGACCCGAGAATATGCAAGGTTTCCATGAAGATTATATGTTGTTTGTAGTTGATGAAGCATCTGGTGTAGCTGATCCTATTATGGAGGCTATATTGGGAACATTAACTGGATATGAAAATAAGCTGCTTATGTGTGGTAATCCAACAAGAACATCTGGAACTTTTTACGATAGCCATAATAGAGATAGAGATTTATATAAAACATTTAAAGTGTCATCATTAGAGAGTCCAAGAACTAGTAAAGATAATATAGAAATGCTAAAAAGAAAATACCATGAGGGTTCTGATGTGTGGAGAGTCAGAGTTGAAGGAGAGTTTCCTAAAGGGGAAAGTGATTCTCTTATTAGTCTTGAGTATGCAGAAACAGCCACAATAACAAAGATTAATAATATCCATAATAACTTTACTCTGCATATAGGAGCTGATATAGCTAGGTTCGGTAATGATGAATCAGTTATAGCGCCTAGAATAGGCAATAAAGTATTTGATTTATTAACGTATACTAAAAAAGATACTATGGAGACCACAGGTAATATATTAAGGGCCACAGATAAATTCAAGAATGAGTATAAGCATATTAACAAAGTAAAAATAAGAGTTGATGATGATGGTCTTGGTGGAGGTGTAACTGATAGGCTAAGGGAAGTTATAAGACAAGAAGGATTAGGATATGAAGTTATGCCAATCAAGAATGGTTCTAAGGCTAATGATGAAGAACACTATTCTGATAAATCAGCCGAGATGTGGGGAAATATGAGAGATATCCTTGAAGAGAATTTTACTAACTTTGTACAAGGTAAAGAACCCACAATAGAACTCCCTAATAATGATAAGCTCATTAAACAGCTATCTAACAGAAAGTTTAGAATAGATTCTAAGGGAAGGATAGATCTTGAGAAGAAAGAGGAAATGAAAAAGAGAATAGGAGAATCACCAGAC